GGGAAATATCACAAAAATCATTGATTGAGATGTCAGCTGAAAGAGGTCCTTTTATTGACCAATCTCAAAGTCTTAACATTTTCTTTGATACACCAACTGTTGGTAAACTAACAACAGCACATACATTGGGTTGGAAATTAGGGTTAAAAACTGGTCAGTATTATTTAAGAAGTCAATCAGTTGAAAACAAAGCGAAACACTTAGCTATAGATATGGATAAGAATAAAGCTCCAGAAAAACCAGTAGATAGCCAATTTGAATGCTTTGGCTGCTCAAGTTAAATAATTAATTAAGACCCTTTAATAAGGGTCTTTTTTATTTTACCATATTTACTTCTAAAAATTAGATAGTATAATATTTATTTAATAAACAAAGTTATGGGTAGTAAATCTTATATAAATATAAATTTTCCTTTTAAGAATAGTGCTAATGGGTTCTTTTTGGATTTAAATTCAAATGAAGACGCAGCTATAAAGGCTGATTTGATGCATTTAATACTTACTAGAAAGGGTCAAAGACTTTATCTACCAGATTTTGGTACTGAATTACTTAGGTTCATATTTGAACCAAATGATGATTTAACATTATCCATGATTAAAGACGAAATAAAGACTGTTGTTAAAAAATATTTACCTAATTTATCGATAACTGACATAAAAGTAACTGAATCAGAATTTAGTGAATTTGCTGTTGTGGTAAACATAAACTACACAATAATAGATGGAGTTTTCCAAACAGAAGATTTTGTAACAATTAACATTTAATCATATACTTTTTATTACCACAATCGTATATTCTATATAAACCTCTTCCCAACATAATCTGATGTTCTGATTTAAACGGGTCAAACCCTTCTTTAACTAGAACATCTTTTCTGTATTTAAACCTATACTCTCTTTTTTTATTAATTATGTAGAAATAGTTAGGTTTTGAATCGTGAATAAAATTAAACCCTAATTTTTTGTATAAATCACCTTGACTCCATCTTCGGTCAGCGTAACTAATAATTTCTTTTGGGTTATATGTGTTAATAAAGTATTTTAATAGTTTATCAGCCCCTCCAATAACCGTTGTGTTTAGTTTATTACAGAATCTAAGTAGTTCATACTGATTTGAGTTACCACCCATCATTATCCTACCTTTACCAAATGTCATTAGACTAACTAATTCATCGTTATAATACAATCCTAATTTAATACTTGAATTCACATTACCTTGTATATGATTATCATCCAAAAATGTTTTAGAGACTTTAGGTGACACTTCTCGTATTATGGTTTTTCTACCGTATATTTTATTTGGTGTTAACCCTAGTATATTTGATAGTCTAGATTTAACTATATCTTGCTTATTTATCCACTCATCCTCAAATATATGGATAAGTTGAATACCTTTTTTTTCACATTCAATTGTTTTATTTATATGATAATCTGAAGAAACATATTCTTCAGAATGCCAATACAACCCATTATATTCAATGGCTAAATTATGTGATGGGATGTATATATCTAGTTCTTTACCTTTTAATATTGTTCTATTATTTTCTTCTATTTTAACATTTAATGATTCAATAAAATAAGCCACATCTTTTTCATCGTTGGAAATACTATTACTACAGCTAGGACATCCAAAACCATTTTTATGTGAATCACATCGTTGATTAAATTCTCCATGGATATCACAAATAATTTTAACTTTTTTAGTTATACCATTATATTGAACTAAAGAATAATCGTATTTGTTATTATGAATTAAAGAAGATACTCTAATAAACGAATCATTATCATGTATTTTATCTAAACATTTATAACAACCTTGTTTTTTTGATAAATGATTATTTGGGGATTGTTCAAAAACACCATGTGTTGGGCAAATTATTTTAACTTTTGTGTGTGAGTTAACATAATCTACATTTGTATAATCATAATTATCTCCATGTATTTCTTTAGCTTTTAGAATAAATAAAGTTTTATCCATACCACTAGTACCACCACAATATAAACATCCCTTACCACTTAAATGGTTACTTGGTGATTGTTCAAAAACACCATGTGTTGGACAAATGATTTTAACTTTGGTTTTTGAGTTAATATAATCAACCAAAGAGTAGGAATATTTATCTCCATGTATTTCTTCAGCTTCAGTTATAAAACCCAAAGAACCTTTTCTTTGTGTATCACTAACAACTTTACGTGAACATTTTGGACAAGATTGACCATTCAAATGTTTATTTGGTGCTTGTTCAAAAATACCATGAATTGGACAAATTATTTTAACTTTAGCCATATTATTAATATAATCAACTAACGTATAATCATATTTATCACCATGCATTTCTTTAGCTTCAGTTATAAATTCTCCTAGTGTCTTTTTTTTCAATATTTATTGTTTATTTAACTAAACACAAATATAGTGAAAATATTAACAAATACAACATTTATTAATTTTATTTTTTTATTATATTTATAATAAACAAAACAAATATGGCAAATAAAGGAATTGGGTACACAAGTAGAACATTCGCGGACATAAGAGCTGAATTAATAGATATGGTTAGGAAATATTATCCAGACATATTTAATGATTTTAATGATGCTAGTGTTGGTATGATGCTTTTAGAGCTAAATGCGGCTGTTGGTGATATGTTATCAGTAAACACCGATAGGATGTTTCAAGAGACACAAATAGATTATGCACAAGAGAAAAAATCAGTAATGTCTTTAGCTAGAACATTTGGATTAAAGATACCTGGGAAAAGACCATCAGTAACCATTGTTGATTTTAGTGTTAAAGTTCCAGTTTTTGGTGATACATTTGATTCATCATATGCACCAATAATTAGAGCTGGTGCACAAGTAACTGGAGGTGGTAAAGTATTTGAAACGAGTAACGATATTGATTTCTCTAATCCATTTACTGTTGGTGGTATACCAAATAGATTAATTATACCTAATGTAGATTCGAATGGTACTATAATTAATTATACTATAACCAAAAGAGAGATGGTTATTAATGGGTTTACTAAGATATTTAAAAGGGTAATAAACTCTAATGATGTTAGACCATTCTTTGAATTATCATTACCAGACGATAATGTTATTTCTATTGATTCAGTGATTTCATTGCAAGGTACTGATTTTGTTACCCAACCAACTAACACACAATTCTTAGATATTACAAACAGATGGTTTGAGATGGATGCCTTGGCTGAAGATAAAGTTTTTATTGAAGATAACACAAAAACTACTGACAATGCTGGTGTAAGACCAGGTAAGTTTATATCAGTAACCAAAAAATTTATTCGTGAATACACAGATTTAGGTTTTACTAAATTAATTTTTGGTTCTGGAACTAAAGACACATCAAGTCTTTGTGATTTTGATTCTAATTCAGCATTAGCAAATCAAATTGGTGATTTCATTAATAATATGTCATTGGGTGAAACACCTACAGCAAATACAACTATGTTTGTTAAATATAGAGTTGGTGGTGGTTCAGATACAAATGTCGGTGTTAATTTATTAACTAGTGTTGGGTTAGCTGATGTTAGTGTTATTGGGGGTAACCAACAAATAAATAATGCGGTTAAAAATTCATTAATAGTTAATAACGCATTCCCAGCGTTGGGTGGTAGAGATGTACCTAGTGTTGATGAAGTTAGAAATATGGTTAGATATAATTTTTCCGCACAAAATAGAGCTGTAACAATTAAAGATTATCAATCTAGAATATCACAAATGCCAGGTAAATTTGGTGTACCATTTAGATGTGGTGTGTTTGAAGAAATGAACAAAATTAATGTATATGTTTTAGGTTTAGATGGGGATTCTAAATTAACGAATTCATCAACAAGTGCGTTAAAAGATAATATATCAACTTATTTAGCTGATTACAGAATGCTTAATGATTACGTAACTATTACTGATGGTAGAATTATTCATTTAGGTTTTGAAATTGATTTATATATTGACAAGCAAGTTACACAATCACAAGTAATATCACAAGTAATAACAGACGTACAAAATTACATGGATATCAATAAATATCAAATGGGTGATAACATCTATGTTTCAAATTTGTTAAAAGAGATTAATAATGTAGGTGGTGTAATCAATGTTATTGATTTAAGAGTTTATAACAAGGTTGGTGGGATATACAGTTTAAATGAGATATCACAACCATATCTAGATGCTGAAACAAGACAAATTGATTTAACTGGTGATTACACACTGTTCGGTGAACCGACAAGTATGTTTGAAATATTAGAACCAACTAAAGACATAGCTGTGAGAGTTAAGTAATAGCATTTCCTTTTATAATTAAAATTAGTAAATTTAAGGAAATAACAAATAAAAAATTTTTTAAAAATGGCTTGTAATTGCAAAAACGATGGTAATGAATATAGTGTTGCTTCAGATGTTAACTTAACAAAAAGGATTATTAATTATTCACTTAGAATCATAATGTTCTCACTATCATTATTAACCTTACCAATAATATTAATTGCTAGTATTTGGATTTTATTTAGAACTTTGGTTTTAAATAAAGATGTAAACATAACTGGAATGTTAAAATTTATGGTTAAAGCATTCAAAAATGCAAATAATAGTAATGATGATGATGATG